CGAAGTTGGATTGGCGGCGGGTGACCCGGCCGGTGGCCAGGTCGATGGCGTAGTCGTTGGCGGTCTTGGCCGTGTTGGTTTCGGCGGCCAACGTGGTGGCGACGGTGCCGTCATATTCGACGATGCTGCTGATGGTCACGACCGGGGTTTGGCGGAGCCAAATGGAGTGGCGGCCGCCGTGGTGGGTTTCGCCGGTGATGGTGCGGGTGATGACCGGGCCGCACAACCGGTCGATCGCTTGGGAGGCGGCGGTGACGTAGGTGGCGACTTCGGTGTCCCAGGTGGACGCGGTGATGTTGAGTGCGGCTTTGGCTTCCGCCAGGCTGATGATGTCGATGGCGTTAGCCATTGGTGCCCCCCGCCACGGTCGATGTCCAAGCCCACTTGTTCTGGAGCCGGGCGATGTTCTCCCGGACGGCCACCCACCGGGCCGGGCCCGACGCCGACTCGTGGTGAATGACCGTGGAGGCCGGCTGGTAGACGACCCGCCAGCCCCGTTCCCGCAGCGTCAGGCACAGGTCGACGTCCTCGTAGCCGTTGAAGTAGCCCTCGTCGAAGCCGCCGGCGGCGAAGAACTTTGGTCGGTCAACGAGCATGCAGGCGGCGGTGACCGCTTCGGCGTCGCCGGCAGGGTGTTCCTCGAGGCGGTTCTCGGCGACGAGCACGTCGCTGCTGGTGCGGTACAGCCAAATCCCGGCGTGTTGGAGACGGCCGTCGGGGTAGACGAGGCGGGCCCCGACGGCGGCGACGTCGGGACCGAGAGCATCGACCAAGGGTGGGAGCCAGCCGGCTTGGGGTTCGGTGTCGTTGTTGAGGAAGCAGACCATGTCGTGGGCGGCGGCGGCGGCGCCCTGGTTGCAGGCCATGGCGAACCCGCGGTTCTCCGGGTTATTGATGCGGACGTCGGCGGGAAACCGATCGCCGGTGCCGTTGTCGACGACGACCACCTCCACACCCTTGGGGGTGTGTACGGCGATGTGGGCGAGGCAGGCGACGGTGAGCGCCGAGTCGCCGTAATGGGGGATCACGATGGAAACGTTCATGGGGCCGGGTCGTGGACGAGACCCTGCTCGTCGAGGAGGGCTTCCCATTCGCCGGCAAGCTCGTCGTCGGACATGGCGCCCATGCGCCGCCAGTGGGTGCCGTGGAGCTCGTGGACGGTGGAGGCGTCGTAGGCGGCTTTGCCCTGGCGGACCTTGCGGGCCATCTGGTCGAGGGTGCGGTAGCCGAAGTGGCGGTACTCGAGGTGGCCGGCCGCGCGCCGGCCGGGGTGTTCAACGTCGTGGTTGCCCATGTGGAGGTAGGCGCCGGGGTGGGCCCGGAACACGACCTTGGGCCAGGTCTGGGTGTGGCCCCGCCGCCATCCCATCCGCCGGATCGGGTCCGTCTCGTCGTGGTCGTCGGTTCGTTGGGGGATGTGGTCGTAACCCCAGGTTTTGATGATGTCGGCGTCGGCGTCTGTGAGCTGCTCCGCGATCGTGCGGCCGCCGATGCCATACCACCATTCGTCGGCGTCGAAGGGGAGGACCCAGTCGGCGTCGGCCATATAGGCCGTCTCGGCGAGGGCGGACATCTTGTGGGACTGGTAGTAGCCGGGTTCGTCGTCGTCGACGATGGTGAGCGGATGGTGGACGGCGAGGTCCTCGAGGAGGGGGCGGGTCTTGTCGCTGCTCATGTTGTCGGCCACCCAGATGCGGTCGACACCCTGGGCGAACAGCTGGGAGATGACCGGGACGATGATGTCGGCTTCGTCTTTGACCATGGTGACAGCGGCGATCATCGGGGCCTCGCCGGATTCCCAACCACGGTCTGACCGGGGGCTACGTTCTCGACGACGACGGCGCCGGCGCCGACCAGGGCACCTTCGCCGATGACGAGTTCGTGGGCGACGCAGGCTCCGATGCCGACGAAGACGTCATCTTCGATGGTCACCCCGCCGGCGATGGCCGCGCTGGGGCAGAGCGTGACGCAACTGCCGATGCGGCAGTCGCGGCTGACAGTGGCGCCCATGCCGATGTGGGTGTGGGACCCGACCCGGATGTTGATCCCGAGTCGTGCTCCGGCGGCGACGACCACACCCGACTCCAGGTGCGTGTCCCCCCCGATCGTCGCCGCCGGATGCACGAGTGTCGCCGCCTCATAGAAGGCGGGGGTCTGCCCGAGGATCTTGCGGCGGACATCGGGCCACGCCGCACCAGCGACCCACCCGCCCCGGTGGGATACAGCCCGCAACACGGGTCCGACGGCGGGAACGTCGGGGTCGTCGTCGAAGAAGACGAAGTCCTCACCTAGGGCACGGGCTACCTCCGCGAGTTCCCTGCCGTGGGGCCCGGCACCGAGGATGGCGATCATGCCTTCCACCCCGCGGCCCGCTCGGCACCGATGTGGATACAGCGAGGAGGATCGAGTCGGCCACCCCAGAAAGCGAACGAGTAGCCAGCGGCGACCAGCCCAGCGGTGAACTCAGCTTCGTTGCCGGCGGGCCAGCCTCGGTCAATCACGGACTTGGGGATGAGACAGGGGTTGAGGGAGAAGATGCGGCGGTGCTCAACGAATCCGTGGCGGTCGAAGTACTCGGCGGGGTGCATCTCGATGATCCCCCCGGCGGCCTGCTCCGCCGGTGACCACGGCTGCCGCTTCAACACCAGTTGGGCCAGATGCGGATGTTCTTTCAGGGTGATGGCCATGCCGTCGATGTCGACCGGGTCGACGAGGAGGAAGTCGTCTTCGAGGTGGAAGACGAAGTCGATGTCGTCGGGGAGACCGGCCCAGGCGGATTGGACGGCGGCGGCCAATCCCCGGCGGGTGGGGTGCCTGACGATCTCGAATCCGTCGGCGATGAGAACATCGTCGGAGCCGGAGTCGTCGACGAGACGGAGATGGGCGAATGGGTAGCGGAGGTTCCGTCGGGCGGCGTCGAGGGTGTTCTGGAGGTACTGCCAGCGGCCGTCGGTGACGACAACCAGGGCGACGCTCACGTCGCGTACCTCTGCGCCAGCCACAGCGTCGCCGGGTCAAGCCCCCACTTCTCCGCGAAGTGCTTCTCGTCGAGCTCGGCTTGGGCGAGCCGCTCCGGGTCGTCGAGAGTGGACCGCAGGGGGTCGAGGTGGCGGGCGAAACAGCCACCGACACACACCGTGTACTTGCCGGCCTCACGCACCTGACGTTCCAGATCGGAGTCGCCATACCACCATTCGAACCGCTCATCGAAGCGGAGGCCGGTCTCACCGCGGAGCATGAACGCCCACCCGGACATGGTCTGCCCGGCCAGCTTGTCGGACTGGGTGCGGGCCACCTCCCCCACAGGGACGTCATTGCGCCAGTTCGGATAGGCGATCCAATGGTCGTCGTCGGCGCGTAGACCCGCTTCGAGCTGGGCGGCGAACTCGTTGGGGACCTCAACATCGTCGTTGAGGATCAGGACGTTGAACCGCTCCCCTCGCCCGACTGTGCCCTCGGCCATGCCCAGTCCGATGTTCCACATATGGTGCAGGGACATGCCCCGACCGTCGTACAGACCCTTGGGCGCCGGCGGGTCGTAGCCGTTGTCGAACACGAACGTCTTCGTCACCTGGCCCTCGAGCTGGGCGCGCAAGGTGGTGAGCATCTCCGGGCGGCTCTTCGAGGCGATGACAGCAAACGTCGGCAGCGCCGGCTTGCACGCCTCCGCCAACACGGCCGTTTCTCGGAGGAATTCGGTCTCGTCAGCGACGAACTCCTTGACGTGACCGACCTTGATGCCGGTGTGGACATGGACGGGGAAACCGGCAGCCTGGGCCCGCAGACAGAAAGTGATGTCTTCCGAGTAGGCATCGCCGGTCTCAAAGATGGGCTGGCCGTCGTCGTCGCGTTCGTAGAAAGGGGTTTCGGCGAACCAGGGCCAGGGCGGCGGGAACCGGCCGGCCATCCCCTCGAAGACGCTGCGGTGGACAAGAAGACAGGCGGCGCCAGTGGCAGCCACCGGAATCAGCCGGTCCGGCGGATACTGGGTGAGACGCCGGAGCCGTTCGGTGTCGGGCACCCAGGCGTAGAGGGTGGGCCAGAACTTGCGGGGGTTGTCCCGCATGTAGGCGAAACATAGGCCACCGACGATGGGCCGCTCCGTCGGATGGGCCGCCTCGACTAGGCGCTCCAACAGATCGGGGTCGAAGGTCATGTCGGCGTCGATCATCCACAGCCAGTCGATCCCTTTGAGTCCGAGGAAGTCCCGCACGATCCGGTTCCGAGTCTTGGTGATCTGCGCGCCAGAGTGGACTGGGATGTGCGCCCCGCCCGCGCCGATCCGGCCTCGGCCACCCACCTTGGCGCCGTTCACGGTCGCGCCATAGGCGTCGAGGACCAGTAAGCGGACAAGAGAGACGTGGAATTTGGAGGAGAGGTCGGCGGGATGCGGGTAGGCGACCGCCACCTTCTGGTCGTGTTTGGCTGTCACACCGCTCCTCAGGAATGGGGGGAGGGACCCGGGACCCCGGAGTTGGCGAACAGCCCCGGACCCTCCCCCCGATCAGGTTGGAGATGGACTACAGGCGCAGCATCCGGAAGGCGTTGTCAATCACGGTGTCGCCACCGACCCTCCAGAAGGCGGCGAATCCCGTCTCGCCGGTCGGCCTCCGGTTGGTGCCAATGACTCCGAGGCCGTTGGAGGTGAGGACGGACATACCGATGCGATCGACGATGTAATAGCCAGCCCTGAAATCACCGAGGATAATTACATCGTCATTACTTGCGGTCGCCGAGGAGAGAGTCGACTGCATCGCCGACGACTCATACACCGGATAGCCGATCAGCGAAGCGGGACGCCCACCGCCGAAGTCGACCCAGAAGGCGAACCCCGTGGCGTCTGTTCCCAATTGCCGCACCCGGTTCCAATAGGCCTTGTTCGCAAGCCATGAGGCATTGCCCCGCCAACGCGGCGGCAGGTCATTGTCGAGTGCGAAGATGTCGATGGCACCCAGGGCACCATTCGTGTTGGCGTTGACCCGCGATGCGGTGATCAGCTGAAGGGCGCCGACAATGCCTTGGGGCTGTGTGCTTCCCGTGCCAGTTGCAAATGCCGTCCCTTCCAGGCGGTCCCTTGCGTCAGCAAAAAGCATGGCCAGCTCAGTCGCAATAGACGTGTCCTCAAGCATCTCCCATGACGCCTGAACGTAGGCGTCGGCTCGCACTGGGGTGATGGTCGGCTGCGCGACCGTCGGTGAAGCATCAGTCATTTCTGCTGCTTCTGCGGTCCACTCAGCCGTCACCCCATCAGAGGTGACACCCTTCCAGGTTTGAGTGGTGATGCTGATGACCTTGGCGATGGATCGGAATGGGTTGGTGATACCCGTGTTGGTGAGGATGATGGTCGGGTCGATGAAGACGGGGACCATGAACCCGCCGGTAGTGGTGACGCCTTCGGCCATGGCGGCACGGTCTCGGCCTTCGGCGAGGGCGGCCCGTTCGGCTTCGCTCATGGTGTCGATGCCGCCGGACATGTACTTGTACCAGGCGCGGACGTATTGGGGGCTGCCGCAGCGGAGGATGTGGTCGGCGATGGCTCGGCCTCTGGTGCTGTTCGGGGCGTTGTCGATGAGCCGTTCGGCGGATTCTCTCCATTCGGCGGAGATGGTCCGGTCCCATCCTTCGATGGCGCGGAGGGCCCGCTCGCGGTAGATGACACCGTCGGCGGGGTTGTCGATGTGGAGGCCGCTGCGGTCGTAGATGTCGTCGGGGGTTTGGGTGCGCTGGACCTGGACGTCTCGGGCTTCGCCAGCCGCCTGGGCGCCATCACCGGTTTCGGCGACGACGTCACGCAGGTTGCTGAGCCGCTGGGCCCGTTCGGCCCGCTCGGCGAGTTGGGCTTCGAGTTGGTCGTATTCGGCGGTACTGGCTGTCCAGGTGGCCCGCTGGGTTTCGTCGAGGTCACCTTCGATAAGGGCGAGATCTTGGATTTGGGTTCGGAGCTCGACCATGCGAGCTCTGATCTGATCGGTGGTCATGCCACCTCCTCCTTGAGGAAGGCGAGGACGCGTTGGCGTCGCTCGGCGGGTGTGGGTCCCGACAGGTGGCTTGGCGCCGGCTTGTCGTTGGTCGACGAAGTGCCAGCGGCGGCTTCGTCGGCCGGGGGCGGCTCCACGGATGCAGTTCCGGGAGTGCTCAGGATTCTGATGAGCTCGGCCCGCTGCTCATCGTCGAGGCCTCCGATGGTGTCGACGAGTTCTTCCATGCGGACACCGACGATGGCGGCCTCTTTGTAGGAGGGCATGGGGGTGGGGCCGTATTCGCGGAGAGCGACTTCGGAGCGGACGATGGTGTCGAGGGCGCCGTCCTTGCCGCGGGACCGTTTGGATTTCCCGGGGAGGAACCGGCCAGAGAACGACTGGCCTCGGATGTCGCCGTTGCGGATCGACTCGAGCACCTCGTCGGCCAGAGGGGTCTTGTTGTAGCGGGTGACGGTGAGCAGCCCGCGGTTGTCAGCGACGATCTCCTCGGGGGTGCCGAGCGGCATGGAATACCGTTCGGAGGGGGTGCCGTAAACCGTTTTGGCGTGGTTGTAGAACACCTGGATCTGCCCGGCGCGTTCGCCGATGGTCTTGTCGAAGGCGCCTCGAGCGAGGATCTCGTTGTAGTGACCGTCCTGGTCGTAAATCTCGGCGGGGGTCTCGAAGACGGCGGCGTAGGCGACGACGGTGCGGCCGTCGCCTCCGGTGCGGATGGCGATGTCTTCGAGGAGGAAGGTCCGCTCACAGGGGCGGCCCGGTACGGGTGTGTTGGCGTCCATGGCTCGCTCCTGTCAGTGGTGCTGCCAGTAAGTCATGCGGGCACCTTGCCGTTGGCTGCTGGTTCACCGGCGGGCGTCGCCCCGGCTTCTTGGAGTTGGACGGAGAACAGACCGGTGTGGGTGAGGAGACTGAAGTCGTTGGTCATGACGGCGGAGACGACCGAGTCGGGCTTGTAGCCCGCTTCGACGAGCTGGCGGATGGCCTGCGCCTGGGAGAACTGGATATCGGACAGGTCCCGCTGGTCCTCGCGGAGGAAGGGGATGTCGCGGATGTCGTACCAAAGACGGGAGGCGGGATCCGGTGGGGAGATGATGGTGCCGAACGCGCCGGCGGCGTTGGCCCACAGGGAGGAGAGGGTGATGTCGGCGAACTGGCGGCGGGCCTGCCCGAAGTTCCCGGCGTTCAAAGAGGAGCCGGCGAGTCCTTCGGAGAGACCAGCGACAACTGGGGGGACACCGGCCGCCTGCGCCAAGCGGGTCTCCCCGAATCCCTGGACGTTCTTGAAATCGAGCTGCTGGAGGTCGGTGCCGATGACGGTGACGTCAGCGCCAGCACCCAAGTAGAGAGTCTTGTAGGCGTTCTCCCAGCCTTTGTGCTGGTCATCCATCTTGTCGACGAACTCTTCGAACTTCTTCGGGTCGGTGATCTCCTTCAGCGACACCGCCAGATTCGGGGTGGCCGCGTTCTCGAAGAACTTGAGCTTGTGCCCGGTCGCGGCGCCGTCAGCCTGGATCTCCCGGATGATCGGGGTAAGCCACGACATGCCCCGATACGAGGCCAGCGGGTCAGGTTGGGGGGCGAAGTGGGCGACCTCCTCAGGGAGGAACATGACCTCTTTGCCGTTCTGGCGGCCACCCTGCCAGTAGAGATACCCGAGCTTTTCGAAGCCGACGGATCCGCGCCGGCCGGCGGCATCGGTGTAGCGCCGCTCCCCCAAGATGATGTCGACCCAGTCCGGCCGCATGACCACCATCTGCCCGCCGATGACGGTGGTGTAGGCGTTCCCGGCGAAATCGCCATGAAGAAGATTGAGAGCAAGGAGATCACCGGTGGTGCCACCCGGCCAGGGGTTCTCAAGGAGCCGGAGGGTCCGGTCACCCCACAAGTCGGCAGGCCGACCGTTGTTGAACCGCTGGTATTGGAAGCGGGCCTGGGAGAACACCCGGAGTCGAACGGACACGAGTCCGAAGATGACCCCATTGCCCATCAACCCGCCGAGAACGAACCCCTCGAAGCTGTTCGGGATCGTCTCGGCTTTCTCGCCGGCCATGGTGGTCTGGAGCGGCACCTGATAGGTGTGGCCGCCGATGGTGTAGATGCCGAGACCGGAGAACGGGTCGATGTCCCAGGACCGCTGTGCCGGCGTGGGGATCAGCGCATCCAGGAGCTTCACGGGCTACCAGCCTTCTTCGCGTGCAAATAAGCGCCGACGTAGGCGGCGGCCATGGTTTCCAGACCAGCTACGACGAGGGCGACGGGGACTGCCCACAGAGCGAACCCGACGGCAACGAGGGCGGCACCGACCACGCCCAACCACAGGTAGACAGTCACCGCCAGGCGACGAGCGCCTCCGCCGGCGGGCGGACTTCCAGGGCCCGGGCATAGGCCATCACCGCGCAGACAGCCAGGTCGATCTTGCGGGCGTGATTCTTCGGGTCCTTCACGATGCGAGACCCTCGAGCGTCGGTCTTCAACACGCAGTGGGCCACATGGCGGCCCAGCCGCTCGTCACCATCATGGGACAGCCGCCCCTCCATCGCCGCGTCATGGAATGCGGCCGTGGCCGGACCCATCCGCTGCGCCGACTGGGGAAATTCCACCACCGGGACACCCTCGGCCTCCAACACCTGCAACGACCGCTGCCACCGATACGGGTCCGCCGCCACCTCCCGCACCCGGAACGTCTCACACGCCCCAAGGACGGCCGCTTCCACGTCGGCGATATCCACCCTCCACCCATCGTCCCCCGGCGGTTTCTCCCACGCCGCCACCACCGACAGGAACCCGTCATCAGTGCAGGCCACCAGCCCCGTCGAGTCATTCGAGAAGGACCCATCGAACGCCAACACCACATCCTCGCCCGGCTCAAGGTGTCGTCCCGACACCCTCGATTCCCACAGGCCGAACGGGAACCACGCCTCCATCGACTCCGTCCACTGGTTCAGGTGCAGACGGCGGAACGAGTTCTCCGACAGGCCCGCCGATCGGCGCTGATCGGCGAGGAACTCGTCGGTAATCCACGACGCCGGGTTCGCCGCATGCCACCCCAACCGGTCCTCGGGATCCGCCCCATCCGGCGCCTGCCACCAGCGGAACAGCAGACGAGGATCGTCACCCCGCCGTGCCTTTGAGAACAGGTCGAAACAGAACGAGTCGGCATCGAACCCTGCCGTCGTGATGGAAACAAGCAATGGTTCCTCCCGTGCTCCCATGGCTGTTTTCATCGCTTCGTAGAGCTCGCCGTCCGGGTGCACGTGGAGCTCGTCCACGATCGCGAGCACCGGGTTGTACCCATGGGACCGGCGCGCTTCCGATGACCGCACCCGGTATGTCGACCCCGACCGCTTGTGTTCGATCACCGACCGGAACGGCCGGCATTCCTTCGCCAGCACCGGGCTGGCCTCCACCATCGCTTTCGCCGTGTCGTAGACAATCCGGGCCTGGTCTCGGTCGCCGGCCAACGAATAGACCTCGCCGCCCGGCTCGCCCCCCACCGTCAGGTGGTACAGCGCCAGGCCGGCGGCCAGCGACGACTTGCCGTTCTTGCGGGCGATCCCAACCAGCGCCTCCTTGAACCAACGACGGCCCTGCTCATCTCGTCGCCCGTACAGATCCCGGACCAGAGTCTCCTGCCACGGCTCCAACAGGAACGGCCCACCCGCCCACCGGCCCTTGGCATGCCGCAGCACATTGCGGAAAAACCGGACAACGACCTCGTCCTCGGAGAGGTCAGGCAACGCGGAGGCTGCTGATGATGTCATCTTCAGCCTCCTGCGCCGGAGCCGGCGCCGCCATCTTCCCGAGTTCGACACTGACCCGACGCATCTCCGCCACGCTCGGGTTCGCCTTCAACCCCGACGGCGTCTCCACCAGGGTCCCGTACTTCTCCACATCGGCCCTCAGCCGGCCGTACAGTTCCTCGAGGTCACGGAGCCGCTGCTCAGCTGTGACGTGCGCCACCGGTTTCGGCGGTGACGCCCGGGCATTCCTAGCCTTGCCCTGCCGGCTGAACCTGGCCCGGCATGCCCCGGTGGCGAACCGCTTCGGTGGGCCTCCCCGTCTAGGGGGCGTCACCACCTGGCCGCAGCCACAGTCACAAACCCGCTCAGCCATTGGGCCCCGGCACAGCCCCACGTGCGCACGCATACACACGGCGGGCTGCGCTGGGTGCAGCCCCCCCGCCGGACCCGTCGCGCCCCCACCCCCCGGGCCATCTCGTTGTGCGCGTGCACAAGGTCATCGGTTCTTCTTCCTCGAGTTGCACGATCGACACGCAGGCACGACACCACCTTCGATGAAGCGCGGGATCACGTGGTCTGCGGTGTCAGATGGTGCGCCGCAGTAGACGCAGGGCTGGCCGTGCACCTGAGCTCGGAGGGTAGGCCAGTCGCCTTGGTACCAGGGTCGTGGTCCTCGTCGTGCCTCGAGGCGGGCCCGTTCGATGCGGCGATGGGCGAGGCAGCGTGTCCCTTCGCTGAGCCGGCCACACTCAATGCACGGCTTGAGCATCCGCTTCCTCCTGTGGGGCGCGGATATGGCCCACTTCTCTGGAGGAGATAGTGGGCCACGCTGTGCTGAATCCTGACATGGCGTTTGCTTGAGCGTCAAGCATGCTGCCCATAGTTAGCGCTCGTGTTCCTTCTCGATGGCGCGGTTGAGGTGGCGAAGAATGACCTCAGAGGGACGCGCCTGGCCGGTGCGGTGCTGATAGTCCCAGCAGGTGGTGCATAGCTCCTTGGTGGCCCGGATCGGGCGCCAGCCACAGCGTGAACACATGCGGCTCATGTCTTCTTCCGCCAGTGACGCACGCCCTCACGGGTTCTCCCGCTGGGGTTGTCATTGGCCGGCACCGTCCATACGGCTGCATTGTCACGTTCATCGTGGGCAGCCTGCCGATCGTTGGCCCGCTCGACATGGCGTATGACCGCGGGGGCTGGTCTGGGCTTGTGGTACTTCCATTCGTACTGGCGGCAGGGTGAGCAGAGGCCTTTGGCTTTGGCTTCCTGCCAGCCGCATCGGGTGCACATGCTCATTGGCTGGATGGTTCCCCGTTCTGGGTTTCCATAGTCGGTGTTATGGGCGGCTCGGGGTCGAGCAGAGAAACGAAACGCCAATAGCCAACGTTTCCCCATTCTGCGGCGTGGAGGGCGCAGTAGAGGCGGGCAGGCTGCATCCAGGGAAGCGAAACTAGGTGCGTGGCCGTCCAGCCACAGACGTAGCAGCGCCCTTCCTCCTGCCATCTTTGCGATTGAGCGATACGGGCGTCAATCCGCTCGAAGATGGCATCCCGGTCCTCACCCACGGTCGGCCTCCTCGGTTGACGTAAGCGTCTTCCCGTCGTTGTGTGCGGCTACCTTGACTGCCTTCTCCAGCGCCGAGAGCGCCTTGCGAACGGGCTCGATCTGGTCCTGGGGCAGATGCTGCCAGGACATATCGCTGACGATTTGGTCGAGGTCGTTGAGGACGGCAGCGAGGCGAAGTCGGATAGCGGTGTCTCTGCTAATCATTTTTGGAAACCTTGTTGACAGCCGAGCGGAAACATGGTTTACTGTAGTTGTTGGGCCGGGGTTTGGAAAGACCACCGAGACACCGGGACCGCCCGAAAGGGAATCCGGCTGAGAGGTGCTCCACCATCAACCGGCCCAACACCCCAAAACCAAGGAACCAAGCGAGGAGCAGGACATGGAACGGACCCTGATCAAGGTGGCGGCCCACACCTATGAAATCTACGAAGATGGCGTCACCGCCCGGTTTATGGCGGTTTCTGATTCCGCCGCCGAAGAATGGGCGGACCTCCCCATAGCCGTCTGGGGTGAAGACGAGTGAACGACGTTGCGAAGTGGTCAAAGCGTGCCCGGGAAGCCACTCTTCAACGGGACGCCGCCATCCGCCGGATGAGGGACGAAGGAGCAAGCCTCCGAGACATAGCTGACGCAGCAAGCCTGACGCATGCCGGGGTCGCCCGTATTCTCGCTCGGAACCCGATCGGGGATACGGGACGCCGTTGCTAGTCATCGGTTTCCGTAATGGTGGTTATGGGCGCCATCGACAGTAGGTGGCGGCCGATCCACTCTGTGTAGGCCGGCGGGATCGCCTCCCGTAGTTCATCCCAGGTCATCCAATTGATACCCATGTCGGCCGTCGCCTGTTCGACCGTGCCTCGCAGCAGCGGCTGTCGTCCCGCCCAGGCAAGCCAACCTTTCTTGCCGTAGTACGCCCGGACCTCTTTCTGTGTCCCATGGGCACAGGGCGGCGGACCCAAAATCAAATGACTGGTTTCGAACAGGCGGTGCCGCCGCACGTTGAGCCCGAACATCGACCCGCAGAGTCGGAATGTCGTGTGAAGCGGAGCACCTTCGATGTTTTCGATCACCCATGGGACACCGCTAGTCGCGAGCTTCTGCCGGACAGGTTCGATGAGCCTGGGGTGACGCCCGTCTTTGGCTGCCAACCCGGCATACGCCTGACACGGCGGCGACGCGTGGATCGCGTCGACCCCCTCGAGGGGATAGTCGATGGCGTCGGCAAGCACGAACTCGAAGGGGTAGTTCGGCTGCGGTTCGATGTCCACGCCTACCACGTCGAACCCGGCACGGTGGTAGCCCATGGCCGCCCCGCCCGCGCCGCAGAAGAGGTCAAGTAGGCGGGGCATCGGAGGTTGACGTAAGCGTCATTATGGGCGCTACACCTGTGTCATTCATCACTGGTTCCGTCGAACTGTGCGAACGCGAGCGGTCGTTCGCCTTGCCACCGGCGCCACGCCGCGGTGACGGCTCCGGTGCCGGGGT